TGAGGCCCTGCCCGAGGTCGCCGACCGAGCCCAGCGCCTTGTCCGCGCCCGCCGCCAGGAGGTCGGCGATGTGGGAGACGTCCTGGCCCTTGAGGCCGAACTGGGTCATTGCCGACGCCGCGATGGAGGTCGCGTCCGCCACGTCCAGCTGACCGGCCGACGCCAGGGTCAGGGCGCCCTTGAGCGCCCCGCCCATGATGTCCTTGACCGACACACCTGCCTTGACAAGCTCGGTCTCAGCGTCCGCAGCCTGCGAAGCTGACACGCCGAACTGCTTCGCGAAGCCCATCGTCACCGTCGTCAACGACGCCATGTCCGACGAGCTCGCGTGCGAGAGGGAGCGAACCTGAGCCATCTTCGCGTCGAAGTCCGCGAACGACTTCACGGCGAGTCCGCCAGCAGCGACGAGCGCCGCACCCATGAGCCCCGCGCCCTTCGACACCTGGTTCAGCGCGTCCCGGTTCTTCGCCCCGTACGCCGCAGTCTTGGACGCGAAGTCCGCCGTCGACTTCTGCGCGGCAGCGAACTGAGCCTTGAGACCCGAGACATCGGCTGTGACGGTCAGCTTCACGGTGCGGTTGGCCATCTTCATCCTTCCGTCGAGCGCGATGCGCAGGGGATGCTGTGCGGATGACCGTCGAGATGCAGAGCGCTGAAACCCGCAGTCGCAGTGGCCGCGCCTGGTTGATCGGGCTGCTCGCCGTGGTCGTGGTTATCGCGGCACTCGGCATCGGCGTGGCCGTCCACAACAAGCACGAGCACGATCTGAGGGTTGACCAGCTCTTCTGCACGCTCAGCGGAGTGAGCCCTCTGCAGGAAGCGCCGAACACAGGCAAGCTCTGCGCCGAGGTTCTCGGCTCCTAGGGCGCTGGCTCCGCGATCGTGAAGCCCCAGGACAGCGCTTGGTCGTAGTTCCCGACCTGTACGCCTGCCTTCTTGGAGATCGCGTCGTTGCCCTTCGCGCGCTTGTCCTGCTCGCGCATGAGCGCCGTCGTGACGTGGCACCGTTCGGGGGCATTGACCTTCACCCGGTTCTCCATGTCGCGCGCGTGGCAGACCTCGCGCGGGAGGCCGCAGTGCTCGCAGAGGGTGGACTCGTACTCGGCGAGCGCGAGCATCCACGCCTGCTCCGTCTCGTCCCACTCAGGCTCAGGCTTGGACGAGGTCAGCCGCCCGGCGTCGTCGTACTGGTAGACGGTGGAGGGCTCCCAGCCCTTGAACCGCTTGTACGAGACCCCGAGCCTGCGCGCGAGCGCGACGTCGCCGCGCAGGCCCGGGTCGTTCGCCAGGCGGCGGACTAGAAAGGGTGGCTGGACGCCCCACGGTTGAGGTTCAGGGTCGCGAAGAGCAGCACCTGGTACTGACCGTCGGAGATGTCGTCCAGGACGTCGCGCCACTCGTCGGCGGTGATCGCGAGCCGCTCGCCCGTGGCGCGCTCCTTGACCTCCGCCACCGACTCGGGCAGCACCTCGGCGAGGAACGTGTCGATGTTGACACTGAACGTCGCGTCGGTCTTGTCGCCATCGCGCGGCGGGTTGTTCTCTTCCGCCTCAGCCCAGCGCTTGCGGGGGAGCGCCTCGAGCGTGATGTCGAGCACGGTCGCATCGGCGCGCGCCTTGACCTCGTCGTAGGCGGCCTGGGCGGCCGTGACAGCCTTCTTGGCGTCGGTGAGCGCCCGGGACGCGAGGGTGGTGCCGGTTGCGTCCTCGACCTTGGCCTTGGCCTCATCGAGCGCGGTCTCCGCGGCCTCGACGTCCTGGGCGATCGCCAGGTCAGGGTAGAACGCGATCGTCTCGCGGCGGCGCTTGATATTGAGCGGCATGGGTAACTCCTTGACGGTGGTCGACGGTGGACGGTGAAGCCCCCCGGACCGCGCACCGTCAACGCGGCCCGGGGAGGTTGGTGGGTCAGGACCCGGCGACGACCGCGACAGGGCCGGCGAAGTCCTGCACGAACGTGTTGAAGGCGGCGCGCGAGTAGCTGTTCGCCTCGGGCGCGAGGAACGTCTTCTGTCCCGCCTTGAACTGGACGATGTAGACCTCGTCCGTCGCGGCATACGGCGCGTCCCACGCCTTGTTGCGGCGCTCGACGTAGTACAGGACGGTGCCCTCGAGGACCATCTCGGCGAACGCGTTCGCGTCGTCGTCCTCGCTGTTCGTGTTGTCGACGGCCGTCACGGCGAGCGTGACGGTCTTGCGGCCCGGCTCGTTGCGGTCGACCGTCTGGCACAGGAGCTGCACCGAGATCGTCGCCTGGTCGATGCCGATCAGCGCCGAGTCGGCCGTGACGTAGCACGACGCATTCAGGCCGCCGACGGCGTTGAGCTCGGTGACGGTCGGGTTCCGAATGTCCGCGATCGCAGACAGGATGTCGACACGGACGTTGCCGTCGACCGGGGTGACGGGCAGGTTCGGGGTTCCAGCAGCCATGGTTATGACTCCTTCTCAGTGGCCTCTTCCGGGTCCGCGGTCGCGGGCTCCGGCTCACGCGAGGCCGACTGGCCCGCGAGGTTCAGGTGGTGCTTCGGCGGGCGCTGACGGCTCGACGGCGGGTAGCTCTTGCGGTTGAGTAGGGACAGCGAGACGCCGATGCGGCGGTCGCCCTCCGGCACGTCGAACTCGTGCTTCGTGTCGTGGTCACGGACTCGCACGTAGGTCGTCACGGTCGCCTCCGGGCATGCGGACGGGCCCCGCAGGCGATGCCAGGGGGCTACGGGTCTGGGTGGGTCAGGCGGTCTCGGAGCAGGTGAACGAGAACCAGAGTTGCGCGACCTGGTACTTGAGGTCGGTGTCCGTGGCGGTCAGTCCCGCCTTGTACGGGCCGGACTGCTGCGTCTGTGTCAGCGCGCCGACGTTCCAGCCGTCGACGTGGACCCTGGCACCGCGCCACGCGTGCGTCACGGCGTCGATGAGGTAGTGCGCGTTGTCCTCGGTCGCCGAGCACACGGTGACTCGCAGGCGCCCCGTGCCGGCCAGGTGGGTCGCGGCGAGGGATCGGGCTGAGTCCGGCGTCTCGACGCTCAGGACGAGCCACGGGGCGGCCGGTGGAAGGCCGTCGACGAGCGGGACCTCAGCCACGTAGACCGGGACCCCGGCGATGGTCGGCGCCAGAGCCCGGATCGCGTCGTGCAGCGGGCGGGACGCGCTCACAGCAGGCCGCCCACGATCTTGCCGAGCTCGCGCTCGAGGTTCGGCGTCTCGTCGGCGAGGACGTGGTCGATGTCGACCGTCCCGCCGCCACCGTTCGCGCCGCCGTCGACCGCGATGCCGGCGAGACCGCCCTGGTGGCCACGACCGAGCCCGTACTCCGGGCCGACCTCGTAGCCGACCGAGCCCAAGAAGCCCGTGCGGTCGTAGGACACGTCACGGGCGACGCCCTTGAAGTGCGGGCTCTTGCGGAACGCGTCCTGCATCCCGGTCTTGACGTTCTGGGCACCACGCTTCATGACCGCCTCGACGAGCGGCTCGGCCTTGCCGGAGATGTGGCCCAGGTCCGCGGCGAGGGTGCGGAGCTGCGAGGTGTCGATCGAGAAGCCGTCAGCCATCACGCCACCTCTTCGACGTCGATCCGGTACGCGGTCGCGAGCGTCTTCGTCGGCTGACGCTGGACCACGCGAAACTTGCGGTCAACGAGCAGTGGGTCGAACGATGTCGCGATGGTCACGACGTCGCCCACAGCCATCGCGTAGGCGCCCACGGGCAGGTGCACCGACAGTCGCTGGACCGTGAACGTCGCGTCGCCGACCTCGGGGTTCAGCTCCTGCGACACGGCCGACTGGACCTTGCAGCGGCCCGTGTAGACCGTCGTCGTGGGCGTCGTCGGCAGGCCCGTCACCGGGTCCGTCGTCGGCGCGCCGTTGCGGGTGATCGCGCAGGCGTCGAGCATGAGGGACTCGGCCGCTGCGCGACCGCGGGTGAGCGCGGGGACGGGGGAGCGCATCAGTGCACCGTCCGCACGACGTTCGTCCCGGCGCCGCCGAACCGAGCGCGCAGCGCGGCCTTCGTCCGGTCGGGCAGCTCGGTGAGGTCTACAACCTCGTCGGCTCCCCGCGTGTAGGACACCTGGTAGTCGTCGATGGTCTCTGACGAGACGCCGCGCGTGGAGCCGTCCGATGTCGCCTCTGCGAGTCCGGCAGCCACAAACGAGCACACGAGCTTGACGACGTCCTCGGGCACGGTGTCGTACCCGTGCTCGAACTCGACCACAACCTCGCCGGGGATCGCTCCTCGTGCCTGCCACGGGCACTCCCGCCAGAGCGCAGAGCCGCGCAGGACGTAGTCCGTGACGTCGTCGCCATCGAGCGTGACCGACGTGACCGAGCGGACGGGGCGCGCGGGGAGGATGAGCCGGCGAGATGGGACAGTGGGGATGATAACGGTCGACGTCGTGCGGGTGATCAGGCTCCCGGCTGCGTCCCGGACAGCATCTGACACGGCGGCGAGCAGCTTCGTCACGAGCGCCGTGTTGGTGATGTCGACGCCCAGGTCTGATAGGTCGATCGACGTAGCGAGCGGAGCGAGAACCACGGCAACCTCCCCCGGTGATGGTCAGGCGGGCAGGGCTCCGGCCCTGCCCGCCTGAGGTTGGTCAGGACGCGGTGAACGCCGCGATGGCAGCCGGGCGGACCGCCTTGCCGCCGTACACGTGCAGGCCGCGCAGGCGGTCGCTGAACGAGTTGGTGTCGCGCATGGCCTCGGTCTCCGTGATCTGCGAGACGAAGGCATACGCGCTCGTGTGGAACGCGACAGCCTGCGGCTTCGCGACGTTCGGAAGGTTCTCCGAGACGTACACGTCGAAGCCGAGGAGACGGCCGATCGACGCGTTGCGCAGACCGTCCGTGGTGCCCGAGACGTCCATGGCGGTCAGCTTGGAGTCCGCGCCCACGAGCAGGGCCTCGTACTCCGCGTTGATGACGAGCGCGAGCTGCGAGTTGGGCACGTGGTTCTTGCGAAGGGCCTTGCGCAGGTCGCGGACCTTGTCGAAAGCCGCGTCACCGTCCGCGAGAGCCGCGGCGGTGAGCGCCGTCCCCGCGGCGTAGATCTGCGCGAGGATGAACGTGTCAGCGTCGTCAACGAGACCCTGACCGGCCGACGTGGCGAACACGTCGAGCGAGCCGGCGGCCTGGCGACGGTCGATGTCGTCGATGAGGAAGTCGAACGACTTCTCCTGGTCGATGAGCAGGTCGACCTGCGTCGTAGCGACCGGGTCCGGGGCGGTCGTGCGGGGGATCGTGCCCGAGTCGCCGTCCGAGATGACGCCAGCGGCGTAGTTCTTGATGCTGACCGGCGTTCCGGTGGTCACCTTGACGGTGTTTCCGGACGCGGCGTCGCCCTCGTACGTGCGGTTGGTCAGCCCGGCGGCAACGGCGTTCTCCTGGAACGCCATGAGCATGGCCGGGGACCAGACGGTGGGGATGAAGTTCGCGATGGTCATGGTGCCCTCCTAGGGCTTCGTCTTGATGCCGAGGAGGTCGTTGAGTCGACCCTCGGCGCGGGCGGCGTTGACGGCCTGAGGGCTCATGCCCTGCAGGTCTGCTTCGGCGAGCTGCTTCACACCCACGTTGCCCTCGCGCTGCGAGGTCGCGGAGTTGAAGACGGTCCCACCTGTGCCGCCTTGCGCGGCGAGATACGGCTTGGACTTCGCTAGCGCCTCGATGGCGCCCGTGACAGCGGCGGTGTCGACGTCGCCGTCAGCCCCGACCTCGAAGTCCGCGAGGTCCAGGTAGCGCAGAGCGTCCGAGGGGTCGGCCAGTTTGCCTGCCGCCGCGGCCCGGATCTCTGCCTTGAGGATGCGCTCGTTGGCCTTACCCAGGGCGTCGGCCTCGATGCGCTGGCGCTCGAGCTCGGCCTTGTGCTCAGCCTCGCGACCCTCGGCCGCCGCCTTCAGGGCGGCGAGCTCGGTCTGTGCCTGCTGGGCCTGCTGGCGGGCCTCGTTGCGGGCCTGCTTCATGGCATCCAGCGCCTTCTTCCCCGGGTCTCCGAGCGCCTCGGCGCCCGCGGGATCCTGCTCGTCACCGGCAGTCGACTGGTCGGTGGCGGTCTTCGCGGCCTCGTCGGCCGGTTCCTGCGTAGCCTCGTCGGCCATGGTTGCGCTCCTTGCGAGCGTCGGTCCCGGCCCTTGCGGCCGAGAAGGTCAGAGGATGTAGCCGTTCGCGTACAACAACCGGAGGTAGTCCTCCTGGCTCGTCGCGATGGCTCGAATCGACTCGGGCATCAGCCGTGGGCGGCTCGCGCGGCGGAGGCCACCCTGCTTGATGTCCTGGCCGGCTGACTGCGAGAGCCGGTGGTAGGCGAAACCACGGCGCGTGGTGCCCTCGGACGTGACGAGGACCTTCCGGCCGCCGATCTGCGCGGCGCGCATCCCGCGGCGCGCGTTGACGACCTGGTTCAGGTCGGCCCCGTTGCGGATCGCCTCCGCGCCGCCAGCGGTGAAGGTGAGGTCCTGCTCAGCCTTGGTCAGCGAGCCGAAGTACGCGTGCGGGTCGACCGTGTAGTGGCCTGCGATCGACTCCTGCATGGGGATGTTGTGGCACTGGCAAGAGGGGTGGCGAAGGAACGCGCGGTCGTTCGTCGTGACCTGGCCAGCGAGGATCGC